GGCTCTGACTTTGATCTCGGGGTCTTCCTCGGGACCGGTCACCAGAGTCTCAAATTGATTGGGGACACTGCATTGCGCCTTGCTGGCTTTTTCCGCCACCTGAAGAAAGGGAACTTTCTTCGGGCTTCTCGCTATCTTTCTGGTGACGCATTACGCGCCCAGAGAGGTAAAGAGAAGGCTCGTATCTTGGCCCTTCAGGACGCCTATCGTCGACTTTCTGACGAATTGGACGTCGCTAGGACCACCGCCTCTAGCTCTGCTTCTGTTAAGAAGCTTAGCAAGAGGAGCGCACGTCTAGCTCGCCAGCGTGAGAAATCACGTCGGCTACCGCGCGACATTGAAGTTAGTCTCCCTCCTGAAAAGGAGAGAGACCGGCTCGATATCGTTGCCGCGGCAATGCTAGAACTGCAGTATGGATGGAGGCCACTATTACAGGATCTTAAAGGCGGGGCCGAGTCATTGGCCGAGTCTACGAGACCTAAAAGGAAGCGCTATTTCGCGCAAGCGAAAGCTTCTCTCCCTAGTGGTTACTGTCGCCTCGAAACATCGACTGGTTATGTCGCGAACTCCGTTAAACCGGAGATCGTGGCCTCTAAACGGATCGTTGCCTACATCGAGGAACAGAACGTCCCAACGATGGTCAGCCTCCTTGACCCTCTCACAGTGCTACACGAACTGACTCCTTGGAGTTTCATCGCAGACTGGGTCATCCCAATTGGGGATTACCTCAGCGCTCGCGGTTTCGCTTCTCGGACGTCAGGTGTGTTCGTCACAACACTAAGACAGTACATGGACGCTACGAAGTTCGAGGGTGTCAACTATGGAACAACTTACACGTTCCCTGGCACATCCTTTCGCTCCTATATGTTCACGAGGACTGTTTCTACAACCCTCAATGTCCCGTCACCCGAAGTTAAGGGTTTCGGGCAGGTACTGTCCTGGCAACGTGCTGCAAATGCCGTTGCCCTCCTGGTTCAAAACTTGCGCAACTAATGCTGCCTCTCGGCAGTCTTTTAAACCTTCTCACTGGTAGGCGTCGTAGCCCCAGTGTAAATCTTGGAGTCCTCCTATGGCTAATATTGCCAACATAGTAGCTTTTGATGGTGCCGCTACCCCAGTGTCGCATACCCTTGTTCCGATCGACGTGAGTCGCGTCAAAAACAAGGTCATGGCTAACTGGCGAGAGCAGATCCCTTCTCTCCCTGTCTATGCGCAAATTCGCGCATCGTCAGTTCAAGAAGTCCTGCCCTCTGGCATTGTCAAGAGCGAAGTTAAAGTAGTTGTCCCCGTGATGGAGGCGATTAACGCACAAAATGCCCTCGGTTATACTGCTGCACCGAAGGTTGCGTATGAAGATACGTATGCGCTGACGTCGTTCTCTCATCCACGGAGCAATATCACAGGCAGACGTCTGGCTCGTCAGTTACTCATAAACATCCTCGGCAACGTGACCACTTCTGTGGCCGCTGCGACGACGGGTATGGTACCTGACTTGACAGATATGCTCGTTTCCCCGACTTGATATAGTCGGTGCCATTCCGGCAAATCCAACTTCCTAAATGAAAGGAGTACTATATGGCTCTCGCCATGGATTCACGCTTCACAACAGAGGAAACGAACAATGTTTGCTTTGATATCGCACGGTACCACGCGACCCAACTTACGGATGCGTCAAGCCGGGAACGTGTTCTACATGACATTAATTGTCATGATGTTCCTAGCTTGTGTGACCTTAGGGTTCCTTACGCTGATGTCTCCATAATCGATGCCATTCACCTACGTCAAATTAACGCGCTTTTTTCAAAGCGCGCTGACATAGACTTAGGCATCGACAAAGCAGACGCAGCTTGGGAAACCTTTCTGGCCACAGAACGCTCCTGCCTCCGGACTAACGAACGGTTCCGACTTCTCGCTTCCGGCTATAATACTTTTAGCTCGGACGTGCACTCTGTACTTCACAGAGCTGCTCGCAAAATCGCGAGGATTCTTGGTCCCGTTCCGTCGTTCGACAGGTTAGACTTCCGTTTTGGGCCTGGTGCGACAACTTCTATAAAGAAGAAAAATGCATCGCACAAGCGTAAGCTGAGTGAACGATGTGCCTG